AACTTCATACCGAATGAAACGTCTGTACCGTCTAAGATACCATCTGTTGGATACCACTGACCGTCTGCTGTCTTTAAATAACACAAGTCACCTACTGCGATTGTCGCACCTGCTGTAGCTTTGATTGTAGTACCGCTCCATGACTCATCATTGAGTGCGGAGTCGTTGAGAATAATACTAGACTTCTCTGTAACTGCTGTACCAAGGGAAATATCACCTAACATTTCAAGTCCACCCTCAACTTTAGCATTACCCTCTATTTCAACAATTCCTGTACCATTAGGTGCAAGTATAATATTTCCGTTTGAAACTGAAACAATGTATTTCCCACTTACATCTAAGTTACCACCAAGTTGAGGTGTTGTGTCATTTACTATATCTGTGCCACCATTTGCCCCTGTTGGACCCGTTGGTCCTGTAACTGTTGAGGCTAAACCTGTATACCCTGTATATCCTGTTGGTCCTGTTGGACCAGTATATCCTGTTGGTCCTGTAACTGTTGAAGCTGGACCAGTGTCTCCTGTTGGACCAGTTGCTCCTGTTGGACCTGGTACTGTTGAAGTTGGACCAGTGTCTCCTGTTGGACCAGTTGCTCCTGGTACTGTTGAAGTTGGACCAGTGTCTCCTGTTGGACCAGTTGCTCCTGTGTTTGTAGCAAAACCTTCTGGACCAGTATAGCCTGTTGGACCTGTTGGACCAGTTGCTCCATCTGTTCCATCTGCTCCAGTTGGACCAGTAACTGTTGAGTCAGCTCCAGTTGGACCTGTAATTTCTGGACCTGTTGGACCTGTGTATCCTGTGTAACCAGTCGGACCTGTCGGACCTGTCGGACCAATGTTCCCAGTAGCTGTACTATCTACCCATGCACTCGTGTTGGTATCCCAAACCCAGAAAGAGTCTGTTGAACCTACTAAAGCAAAGTAACCTTCAGCCCCAGTTGGATATGCGGCTACAAGTGCAGCTTCATCAAGGAAAAATCCAAGGTTGTATGGGTCTCCGAGTTTATTAGCTAAGTAAGTCATGGTGCTTAGTCGTTAATTTTTTTTATAACATCTTTGTTTACCACAAGTTTTGGTTTCTGAGCCTTCTGTACTTCCATTAGCATACCTGGCAGTTTTTCTAAAACTATATTTGTTTTAGACACGTTCTCATTGTTGATCTCAACAAGTCTTTCTAAGCTTACAGAAACTCCACTCACTAAAGCATCCATGTTCCTGACACTTACTTCACCAACTTTAGTAACACTTCCAATGATCTTTTCAATATCTAAAGTACCTTCTTTCAATTTTTTTAGTGCAGACAACTCAAAAAGAACATCTTTTTCAATAGATGCTTTCTGATTGTTGAGAACAACAATCATTCCTTTTAAATGAGTTGTTTCTGACTCTAATTTTGTTTTACTTGCTTGTAGTTTAGCAACTTCCTTGGAGATAAGCAGGGGTAACTCTGCTTCTTTTTTTTTCAACTCAATAACCCTGCCTTTGATTACATTCATTTCATTATGTATATCAGTATATGAAGCAGTTAGTCCTTCATTTCCTTCTTTTATTTTTTCCCTAGCCAACTCAAGATTAGAAATTTCAGAAAGCATTGCATCTCTCTGTCCAGACCAAGTAACTAACTGGTCTTTTTGTTCTTTAGTTAATTCTTGATCCATATTCCTAATATCTTAGTGAGTAATGACAGGTTCCTGTGAAAGTGCCTCCTGTAACAGTTAGTACAAAATCATCTCCAGGCTTACATTCAAACCTTGGTCGGTTGTCTTCTCCTGACTCATCTTGGAGCGTAATACCTTGACCTGCATCAAGTGAAAACTTTCCTAGTATAGTTGACCCTGAAAGTACTGTAAGATCTCCTCCTACTGCTAAATCGCCCATAAGTTCGTGGACGTATATCCAAGCTCCATCAACAGCGGCAATCACTGTTTCAGTTCCAACCTCCACTTCAACTGGGATTGATTTTTTTCTTGTGTGTGCGTCTTGTAATGTCATAGTGTTTTATTAAATTGTTAAAGAGTAGTTACCCTACCCAGTTCTACCCCCGATGTTCGGAGGTAGAGTGGAAAGGTTAGCTTAAACAGTTGATCCATCACCGTCTGACCACATCCAACCTCGAAGGTCAGAAGCACCCATAACTGCGAGAGAGTTGAAGTTCAATACTAGATCTTGGTTTCCAAGAAGGTCAATTACAGCTGGCTCTGCCCGTGTAGGAAGAGCTTCAATGTAAAGGAATCCGTAGTCTGCATTCATCATCTTAGAATCAAACATTCCCCACATAAGACCATCCATAGCAAGATTTTGGTATGGAGACAACTCTACAACCTTGAACGTGTCAGTAGCTGGAGTGTTGTTAAATACATTGGTTTGCTGTGGAGCAAGACCCTTATCAATTGTGCCTTTGATAGTCTTAGCATATTGAGCAGTGGTTGAACCCTTGCGACATACTAAAGTATCTAGGTCAGAAATCATTGGCATACCTCGTCCGTCCTTCTTTGTTGAGTGCAGTCTACGTGCAGCCAATAAAGAAGAGTAAGTAAATTGAGGTGAGCTTGTAGCACCGTCTACAATCACGTTTGACCAAGCTGTACCACCATCTTCACGAGGATGAGCCTGTGACCAGTACTCAACAGCATCAGCACCAATCGTAGAGATTGTTTGGTTTTGCCCTACACCGTTTATAGGTGTCCATGTGAATGAAGTAGTAAAACCTTGTGACAAAAGAGACTGCGAAAGATAATTCTTAGCATGCTCAATTGCGTTCTTACCTTCAAGAACTTTAGACTTAACAGATCCTTTGATCTTAGCCGCAGCTGATTCAAATAAGAAAAAGTTTGTCTGGAATGTTAGACGAACTTTCTTAGTGAAGTGCATTTGCGTATAGTTCTTTGAGTAACCTTGTATCGGTGCATCAGATGCTCCTATACCTCCATCTGGGATTATCTGAGCCATTCCAAGCCCAGTAACACCTACATCTGTGTAGATTCGCTCACTATTGTCTACTTTATGCATGAAATCAAGGTATTCAGCCCTAACCGTAGGTGAAACCTTTGGTGCAATGTGTTTTAACACATTGTTCACGATTACTGCATAATCATTAATTGTTCCGTTCATAATATTTATATTAAATTAATAGTTACTATAGTGTGATAAATCGTCCAACAATAAGTTTGTCAGAAGCTGCTCCGTAAGGTTCGACCTGTTTTACGATACCAGTAGCTGAAGTAGTACCAGTATTATTTACGTGAGTTGAGTCAGTAAGAACCATAGCTTGCCCGTTGTGGGTAGCATCAGAGTTATTAGTGACAGGGAAGATAAATGTATCTTCATCAGACGGCTCTATATATAGAACACGTAACTTAGCGTCAGCAGCTGCGATAGCTTCGTTACTTACACCAAGAAGGTCAGCAACGACAGTTCCACTGTCTGCTGGTACAGCATAACCTGCTGTCATCGCAAGAATTTCATCTTTTACGATTACGGTTGCTGATTCCTTGTTGGTCTCCTTTAGTTCCCGTGTGTTCTTAATAGCCGATTGTTTAACAGTTGCCATATAAGATTTAGGTTAAGTAGTCCTAATCGTCAGAGAGAAGTTCAAGAGCTTTTTCTTCTGTCATTCCAGTTGCTACAAGTTCTGCAATAGATGCTTTCACTTCTGGAGAATAATCAGTTTTTGCTATTGTTCCACCTGGGAACTGCATAGCATTAACTTTATTCTGAACATCCGCACCTTTTAATACTCTTTCGGTGATAGTTTCTGAGGGTTTAAACATGCTTTCACGAGCAAGTTCTAAGACTGTCATCAACTCCTTGCCAGACTTGTTCTGCCAATTATAGTTTGAGTCAACGAAATCAAAGAATACTTCACGAGCGTCTACATCTTTAAGTTCAGTATGTCTATCAACGAAGGTATTAAGGGTTTGTTTGACCTCACTAGCTAGTCTTTCCTGTTGAACAATCGCTTGAATGTCCTCCTTGGTCGCACCACCTAGTTCTTTCAATCGTTCCTTGTCAGCTTCTAAAGCTGGGTCTTCAACCACTTCTGGTTTTTCAGGGACTACATCACTCTTTGCGTTGAGCGGGTTTATAAATTTATCCGTTCCGTTCAGGTTTTTTAATTGCCCTTTTGTAGTTTGGATTTCTTGAGTTATCTGGTTTTTCTGTTCTTCAGTCGTAGCGAGCTTACGTCTTTTAACCAAATCCATGAGTTCAGTACGTTTCTCGAAAGATTCATCTGACTCAAACTTACCCTTATTTGGTATACGATAATCGTATTCGCCTTCTTTGACCTCTGGCTCAACTTCAGGAGGTTTGCTGGGGTCCTCCAGTGCTGGAGTTTCAGGAGTCTCCTCCTTCCCCTCTTCCACCTTGACTTCTTCCTTCTTTTCAGGAACAAGTTCATTTCCAGCTTTAACCGATTCTATTGACTCTTCGAGAGCTTTATCTAACTCTGTTTCGTCATCTTCTATTACCGGTTTTATCTCTTCTACTACTTCTTCTGCTTCCTTTTTTATGTCTTCCATATTATTTCCTTTCGTATCGTGAAAGTATCCGATGGTTAATTAAAGTGTATAGCTAATAAAAAATAAAAGCAAACTATCTATCGTTATACTTTACAAAAGTCTGTATCCTTTCTAGTTTTCCTCGTAGTGATTCCAAGTTTACTGACCCCTCATTCAAAAACGAAAGAGCATGCTTCTGGAAGTCTCCTACGATAGAGTTATTATTCTCACCAATTGCTGTTGAGTACTTTATAGGAATAATAATAATGTATACCTCCTTATCAGCCTGCCTGTAGAACAATATATTGTCTTCAGGTTTGAACACTTTGTTGAAAACATCCAATAAATCCTCTCGGTCAACTGGGTTCCCACAAGTCTTTTCAAAACTAGGAAGCATGATACCCCCGAAGAAGTAATCTTCTTTCTTCACCTCCTTACCAGAAGTATTAAACATCTTAACGTCCTCAACACCCTCAATCACTGGAGTCGGTTCAGTTTGTGTGAGAGTTATTGTTGGACCTGGTTTAGCTGGATCAGCTGGCGGGGTTGCTGGTGGAGTTGCTGCTTTTGTTGCTTCTTTCGCTTCTTTCGCTGCTTTTGTTGCGGCTATTTGTTCTGGTGTTTTTTTTGCTGTCATAATTTTACGGTTATCCTACCGCTAGAGGTTTTATTTTAATAAACAACTCTTACATGAATGATGGTACAGGGTCCTGTATAGGTGCTTCTGTCTGTGTTGCTACTTCCTCATCTCCTTCAATTTCATCACCTACATCAATCTTTAGGACTGCTTCTGCATCCTGCATATTACCTGTAGTTTCTTCTTCTGGTACATCCTGAGTACCAAAATCTTCTTCTTTTTCTTCTTCTGGAACCACCCCTTCCTCTTCTACACCATCCGTCGAATCATCTAATTCTGTTTCTTCACTAACTTCTGTAACCTCAACTTGAGGTTCTTCGCTTGTCTCTTCAGTTTGTGCTTCAGTGACCTCTTCTGATGAAGCATCTTGTGCTTCAGTTTTTTCAATTTCATTTTCCATTATAATTATTTTAATTTTAAATTTTTAAACGACTTGTAAAACTTGTTTGTATAACTCTCCTGTTCAGGGCTTACTTTCTCCCTCACGGTTGCTATGTATTCTGGAGTTAATTCTATCTTTGGTATATCCATATCCACTTTTGCAATCTTGTACGCTTCTTCTATCAGTGCAAACTCTAGTGGGTACGGATGTGTGTAATTAAGGTTTATTTTTTCATCTTTCTTCATATCTTTATCAAGCACACATTCTAGTTGTCTACCGACCTCGACAACGCTGATCCTGTCGGATTCAACGAATGTAGCTTCCAAAGTATTTGAATTTACTCCTCCGATCAGCATAGAGGACATCTCTTCTGCACTAATTTCAAACTCATCACCATTTTTTGTTGTGATAAACTTTATAAGCTTCTTTTCAATTGCTTCCTTTGAGTACCCAACCTGGACTGTGAAGCCCTTATGTTTTGATTCTTTTGCGGACATAATTTTTATTTATTTTGATTCGTGTAATACCCCCTTCCTTATAGCTTCAAGATGATCAACCATTGTTCTCAACATTGTCCCTTGAACTTCAAGTGTTATTGCGTTCACAATAGTTTCCCACTCAGTCTTGGCAACAATTGGAGTTTGACTCATACAGTCTTTCATTAGCTCAATAACCACTGGAGCGTGTTCGCTTGCAGCTAGAGCCATTTTCTTTTGGATTAAACTTTGTTCGTTTTCTTCTGACATATTTTTTTATTTAAATAATTTTTTGATATTATCGTATTTAATTTTTCCATCATCCTCGTGTATATAGTAGAAAGCACCTTCGGTATTATCTACATATTCACCTTTCCTTATTTTTTCTGCAATTGCATCAACAATTGCATCAACTTCCTTTTTCTTTGCAACGTCAACGGGGTTTTTAGGATTGTAGTATGTTTGATACTGATCTCCCCCATACGCCTGATACTGATTTGGCATCGCCACAATGTCAGAAATTGATCTGTCTTGGTTATATTTTCTATATTCAAGTTGCCGATTGAGTGCAGTGTTAAAAATAACATCTGCTTCCATTTGCTTTTTACCATAGTCACGGTTACTCACCTCTCCATATATAAGAGGTCTCATTTTCTGAATATCATCATCAGTTACTTGGAAATCTCTATTTGGAATTTTTGGTTGCTGAACAGGTGCCTGTTGTGGTTGAGACATATCTTCTTGTACAGAAGCTTGTAGATTCCCCTGTTCAGGTCTTCTGTATATAGTAGTTGGCTTACTTTCAAACATTGAGGATAGAGAATTACCAGCTTTATTTATTCCACCTTTTATTGAGTTATATATACTTGATATTCCCATAGTATTATCCTTGTTGTGCTCCAGCCCTACCAATGCTTGCATCTACAGCACTGCCCATTGGGGATTGTGGTCGTGGAACTTCATTAGGGTTCTGAGGTTGCATTGGGTCCATTCCATCACCTGCCATCTGTTGTCCCATCGGTGCTGAACCGCCTCCAGAAGCTCCACCTCCTCCAGCCATATCTTGCATCGCAGTTTCTTGAGCCTGTCTCTGCATTTCCTCCTGTTGCATTTGTTTCTGTACTTCTGAAGGTTTCTTTGAGATTATCGCATCGTAGTCAGCTTTACCAATGTAATCATAGATGTCTCCGTTCTGAATATCAAGAAGTTTCTCCAAAGCCATCAACTGAGAAGCGGCTGCTTCTGGGTCCTGGTTTCTCATTGAGTAAATAAGTGTGATTTGGTTTGTGATAACTGGGAACAAAGCCATGTATGTCTGTTTCTGAATTTCAAGTGACGGAAGAAGCATTGAGTCAGGGTCAATAATGAACTCTATGTAGTCGCTCATGTGACCTGTAGATTTCATTTCATCAAATAGTCCCTTTGTTGAGATCTGCCGTGTGTCTACATTCTCCATAACATCTCCCTCCTGTGTGAAGTCAAAGTTTAATCTCAAGTTCTTGGAAGCGGCTGCAACTATACTTTTTGGAATACCAAAGTCATCAAGTACTTCTTTAGACTCAACGAAGTAGTCAGGATTTTGTTTAGCAAACTCAGCCAACTGGTCTTCAGAGTCAATCATAAAGATTTTATCAACTGGGTATATCTGCATCATCCAAGTGTTTGCAATATGTGCATCCCTCTCCAATCCTGTGATCATAGAATTTTTAGGAGGAGTAAGTCTGTTGTATGCAGCTTCTTTCAAAATAACTGTAGAACCAAGGGTTGTTTCTGATTGTGTACCAGCAACAATATTGTTTACCCCAGTATTCTCTTCAATAGAAGCTTTTTGTTTGTCCGCAAAAATAACACCTTGCTGTACATTCCCAGATGTTTTTACAACATCTATATCTGATCCTGGGTGTTTCGGGTTGATTACATTCGGTCCACGCTTATATGTAGCTGTACCATTCTGCACTTGGGCTCCAAACAGTAGTGGGAATATCTCCGCTTCAACTTGTTGTGCGTTCAGTGAGTTTATATAAGTGTAGAGTGCTGTGTTTCCTCTCATCATTTCGTAAAGACCTGCGCCATGTGGGTCATTCAAATCTTTTACAAAACAACGCGCAGTTATAACAGACCCATGTGAACCATCGTTAGGTAACTCACCATCGTAGATAACCATTTTTCCACAAACAACAACGTACCTGTTTAGCAGTTCGTTCTCGTAGTAACCAATAGTTACGCTAGTATGAGCTTTCTCATTATTCTCATCTTTTGCTTCTTCTGAAACAGAAACGTAGTCAAGTTTCTTTTTACTTTTCTTTGCTTCAGGATACATTACAAAGAACTCTTCCTTCGGCATGTCCTTCTCATAGTAAATTTCGGTTTGTGACCACACATCTCCATTATTGAACCCCACACCGAGCCAGGTTCGTTTGTTATCTAATGGTTCTCGGTAGATGTCATCAAATAAAATTTTAGTTGTTCCGTTTCGTGGAACTTGTACCCTACGTGGGTATACTCTCCACGCTGCCCATCCGTATGTAAATAGATTTTGATATGTGAGCATTAGAGTATTACCCCCATTACCTCCAGTCATAGACCAGTTCCTCTTCCACAGTTCGTACATCGCTTTCCCGTAAACCTTATCGTCAGCAATCACTGTTGCGTCAGGAAGTTTCCCCGCAAGTACAGAAGTAGCAATCATTATTTTAGAAAATGCTATTGGTTCCTGAGATACTGGAACTCCTGAGTTATTTTGGTCCCGATCTGTAATTTTCTGAGGGTATACATTAATATCGTATGATCCATTCGCCATCTTATTGTATAGGACCATAGATCCCCACCCAGACTTCTCATAAAGTTTTTGACCATAGCTTACAGCTGTTGAAATGAGATTTTGTTGTATTTCTGCGGCTAAAGCATCAAATTTTTCTCTATATTGGCTTTTCTTCATCTCTTTTTTCTTCTCTTCGATGAAATTTAGAGTCGCTTTATCCAATTTTGTTTGTTCTTTTGCCATATTTATTAAAAATGAAGATTATCCTTCAAGTATGTATCCTTTTTTACAAAAACGCAAACTGATTAATGTTCAATTGTTGTAACACCTGGTTGGTCCTCTGAAAATATTGCTTTCATGTGTGAAAATCCTTCCACCTCAGTTGAACCTTCTTCATATTCTCCCTGCTCCTGTAGGATTGCATAGCCAATACTCCCCGCCATGATCACATCGTCATGTTTCTTCGCCATAGCTTCAGGTTTACCCTTCTCATTTCGTATGAATGTAAGCATCTCATTCAACATCACCGCAGGGAACCCCTCTTCCATTTTAAAGAACACAGCTTTTAGTGCAGCAAGTGCAAATGGTCTTGTCGCAGAGGTAGTCTTCCAGCCGAAAAATTTTGTTACTTTCTGAGTAATGTCATCAAACGATTTCCTGTAGTACAAGTTCAGATACCCCAGCTTCTCCAGTGCATCGTTTACCCACAGTCCATCTTTGTTCACCTCAATACCAACTAGAGCCCAGTTATAATATTTTCCAAGCTTGTAGGCTTCAGTTGCCAGCTCATCGGGAGGAACGTGAGATCTATATATAGCATCGCACTTCTGCGTCTTATGGTTTATTACATATAGTACTTGGAAGTCACCGTCAGCAAGACCCTCCGCTGTATCCCCTCCAATAATATATCTCACTCCAGCTTCTGGTTGTTTGAATATCTCTAAAGATCCTGAAGACACCTCGTTGAAAATAACCTCCTTCCCACTATACCCCATTTCCCCTTTCGTTCCTTTTTCAACAACCGCCAGGAGCTTCGCAACTTTCGCAGTAGAGAAATAAGTCTGACCCGTAGAAAGAAACGCTTCCTCCTGTGTAGTTGGGTACTCCTGCATCAGCGATTTGATCGCATCGGGGCTATTCTTTCCTCCGAACTGCAGCCATTTCATATAATAGTATGTGATTTCAATATCTGTCAGCTTGTGTTCGATCTGATAAGACCCCCAATCAATTTCACAAACCAACATCTCTGTAACAGGAATAGGCTCGTATATCTTCTTCATCTCCATGTCATCGTACTGCCAGTTATAGAAGTGAGGCAGAAACTCAACCTGTGAAAGTTGAGGTGTAATCTTCTCCCGTGTCAACCAGTTCTGTTGGAACATCTCATAGAACCTACCTGCCATACCCTCTGCAGTACTCTCAACAAAAATGAACCCATCAAAAGGAACAGTCGGGAATGTTCCTCTCTCTACCTCTTCAGCTCTCTTCGGATATGCTGCACACATCTTTGCAAACTCAGATATGTGAACAAGATGGTATGTTCCTGAACGTCCTGAAACTGATACTGCAATAGACGATGTGGAACCTGCTTCCGGTCCATAATCTATAACCACCTGGATCTTCTTCGAGGACTTCTGATTGATTTTGAAAAAAGCACCCTTTACATCGGATGCCATATTACGAATAGCGAACTCAATTTTTTTATCGAATATAGTTGTAGCGTCATCAACTTTGTGAGCAATAACAAGTCCCTCTTTGTTCGTGTTAAATAGTATCGAATCCAATATATACAGATCTATAAATGTAGTGAAACCCAACTGCCTACTCTTCAATATCACATGACGATGGTATGGCTTCACTATTGCCAGGTAGTTATCGTAGAAATGTTTCTGAGCCCTGTTCATCTTGAACACAGCCTTGTCTCCATCCTTGGTAATAATCCAGTACAAGTTCGCCAAACGCCATGTCTGATTCTTTATCAGTGCAGGGTTTGCTGTCAACATTTCAACAATCTTGTTGTTGTGATCTTTGTATTTTATAGTTGTTTTGTTGTAAGTTTTAGACATCTCTTTTTTTATATTCCTCCTCTGCCATAGCCAGCAACTGTGCTTCCTTTTCCTCAAAGTATTTCTTCTGAGCTCGTACAACAGTCAACTGCTGGAAGATCACAAACAAACTCATAGGCTTCGTGGTAGGGTTAAAAACCTTAAATCGTTCGTCCTTAGGTGTAGCTTCAAATTTTTGATAAAAGGTTTTCAGTCTCATAATGCACTAAAACTCAGTTTCCACCTCCGCTTCGTGTATCTTTGGCTCCTTCTGTATCTCCCCGCCAGGGCTTATCGTTTGATTTTCAACCTGCTGCAAAATTACAGTTCGAAGCTTGTTCGTACTCTTATTTCCTTCATCTGGGTTCTTCAGTAGCGGAGCATTAAATTTACTCCAAGCATTTCCAATCGCATTGAGGGCTCCAGTCAGTTCCTTGTTTGAGAAGTCTTTGAAACCTCGTGCCTTAAATTCACTCATCGCAGCAAGTGCAATATTATTAGAGTCAATCGCAAGAGCAGACATCGCATTATTAAAACCAGGTTTGCTTTCAATATGTGAAGAAACACTATCAGCGACATTTGGAGAATACCCGCAGTCGAGGGCAATTTGCTTCTTATTTGTTCCATCTCCTCCAAACAACCTACGAGCGTAAGCCATCTGCTTCATTGTATAGTGCCGTTTTTTAACGTATACCATGACATAAGAGTATCTCAAAGGTTAGGTGCTGTCTAGTTAGTAAAGCACCTCATGTCGAGGTGCTTTTGTATTGTAGGGCACAAATCACCATTTCCTCTTTGGTCGTTGTTTAGTACACCATTCTGAAAAGCATATCACGCTACAGAAGTACTTGTTCTCACCAATAGGCGGATACTTTTTGTATGTGAGCTTGTCACAGTTTGTACAGAATACACTGTCCTTGGTTACCTCTATCATTCCTCTTTCTGGTTTCATGTTTCCACCTCGCATTGTGGACAGATATTCGTATCATCTACTTGCAATATGTCCTTGATGTTTTTGAAGTTCTTGTAGTAAAAGCATTTGCTCCTACTGCAACTTGTTACGCAGATGCGTGGCTCTTTCTCGTAGCCTGTGATACATCCATAGACTCTACCGCAGATATTACATACCAACATTACGTACCTCCTTTGCATTTTTGGCATACTCTATTGCCATTTGTTTTCTTAGTACAACACTCTGAATAAAAACATTCCCTTTTGCAGTACAGGTCTTTGTAGTCAAACCCTAAGCAGTAGTGCTTCTTACACTTAGGACAGTACACTTTCCTGTTCACGTTCTCTCGTGGTCTATCTGCTTGAGTCATTGCTCGAGCCATCTTCCACGCTAGTTCGTTCAGGCTTTTGTCTATCTTCTTCCGTTTCTTTGACATGGATTTCTCCTTTCAGTATTTGTATCTCTATTTTTAGTATGACTATTTCTTTGAGTGCCTCTTTGTATGCTTTGATGAGATTCTCTATAGGTGTCATTGTGTCTCCTATTTGATTGAGTAGTTACGCCAGCCCTCATGGAACGCATATATGACGCTATCTGAGTACAACCCTCCACTGCACCATTATTGCGAAACAGCTTCTCAGGTATTGTAGGTACATTATTTTCCCGACTGGAGTAACCACTCAATCTTTTCAAAGAACAATACTATATCTATACTACATCAATATCAGAAAATAGGGGCTCACAAAATTCAACATTGGGCACATCGTATGCCATATATCCTGTGTCTCTAAAGTAGAAGTAACTACATCAGTTACAATCAACGGACAATCCGATGTACAAACAACTACACTTGTTAGAACCTCTGCTGCAACTACTGCTACAATTAAAGTAAACATATATTTATTCTACACCATATATCTTTCGTGTCCTTTCACTTTTAGACAGGTCCTTTTTCCTCGGTATAATAGTGAGTTCCTTCTTCTCCCTATTTGCAATCCTCTTTATCAAACAACTCACACAGTATGCTCGCTGGTAATCTCTCTCGTTGAAACAATCCTTAGTGGTACATTTCATAGTATTATTTTTATCCAAATAAGAACCAATAAACTGCTAACATCACTGGGAAATAAACGAAGTACACTCCGCAAAAATATTTCCAATCACCCTTTTTCCATTTTGTGTAGTAGTTCATATTAAAAGTCTAACTCTTTTTTTCTCTTCTTATAAGTCTTGTGTGGGTGCATCTGATTGATGTTCTTTTCCTCTTGCGAAAGCAATTTTCTACACAGACCTTTCTCAACAAGTTCATCCCAAGTAACGTGTCCTTTTTTAACATGATAACGGGCATTTATATAATGTGAGTGACACATCCCTCTACCCCCATTTCGAATACTTTTTTTACAATAAACACCTTTTTCGTGATATAGACACGTTGGGGACTTTTTTTCTTTTTTTATCATAAATCCATTATATATGATGTGGGTTAGCTTGTCAACAGTAACTTACCTATGAAATGAAACCAACGTGATAAAAGCTCGATTTCTTATTAGGTTGGTTTTAAATGGCAATAGGTACACCAACCAACATCATATAGGTCCAGAACCAGGCAACAACAAAGCCAACCAACGTATAAAGGTGTTTTGGAGGGTACTCTGTGCGTATTTATATATACTCTTTTTTTTATATATACAGACTTTCCTTAAATTTTAGTTAATACGTTGGTTGTATAGGTTACAGCCTTTGTTTAAGCCATATCGAAACCAACGTATAAAGAAATCAAGAAAACGTACTACGTTGGTTTCACTTTTAAATCCTTTGTTTAAGCTATATAGAAACCAACGTAATATTTCTTTATACGTTGGTTTGTTTAAATACGCCATTTTTTAAATAAAAAAAAATAAAAAAATTAGGAGAACAGTATTAAAACTGTGTGGAATCGGGGTGTTCGGTTGAAGGTGGGACCCCTTTTTTAAACTAAAGACCCCACCCCATAAGGTAAGGGGTAAACCCCTTTGCTATATATAAAAGAGCGCGATTTTTAAACCAAGCCAACCAAACCCCCCACTACCGCGTCGTCGCCAGTAAAAAACAGAGAGCATGCCATGCACTGCATGCCATGAGTAGCGCGCGCGAGTGTGTGTGTGTGTGTGTGTGTGTGTGTGTGTGTGTGTGTGTGTGTGTGTGTGCATTTTGCGCGAGTAACCCCCCACCCGCACCATACCCCCCAGAGTACCCCGACCAGACCCGCACCCAAGCAGAACAGCAACGCTGTTTGCTGTTCACTATAAGCAAGCCCCAACAAGCCCCACATATACAGCCCGCCCCACGCCCGCCCCAATAGTGCCACACTACACAGTTGAGCCACATAATGAAGCCACACAAGCCCCGCCACTGCACGACAGCGACATACCCGACCAATTGCACCCGATAACAGCACGCCCGCCCTCATAATGTGGGGATAAAACAGTGGATAAGTGGATAAAGTATCCTTGACCGACACCGCCACATCTGATACAATAGTAGTAATCCCACCAAGCAGAAAGCAACCGCTTTTGCTTCTTAATACTTAAAAAGGGAGACAACAACATGAAGAGCACACTATTTAGAGACACGCGAACGGGAGAGACAACCACGCAAGTACCTATCATGGAACTAGCGTACTTTGAGGAAGTACCCGAGCACGAACGGGAGACATGTATTTGCCCCGTATGTTTTGGAGACATGGGAGACAATGAACCCGCACTATCACGAAGAGACAACACAACGGAGATATGCGGAGACTGTGGAACACGTGAAGCACTGGCGGATTTTATGGAACAGACCAAGAACAATAAAACACCTGACCATGAGTAGTAACCATACATGGAAGTGCCACGCTAGTACTCACTGCCTACAACACGCACACACATGCAAAGTGTGTGGAGTACGTCACCCTGCGGGAGTGGTGACACTGTGGAACTGGAAGACTCACGGGAAGTGCAAACCACAAGAAGACAAACAAACTAAAAGCAATAAATAACATGACTACTAAAACACTAAAAGAGCAAGCTAAAACCGCAGTTGTATCAAGTTATATCCTTGATTCAACAATTAACCATATTTTAAAAACACTTGAACTATGAAAATAACACCAACAACTATCCAGAAACTCTACCGTGCTAAACAGTGCACAGTAGAGACCATGGAGTTAAAAGGCTACGAACTTGTAGATGAGACGCTTGTAGATTCAAGTGGTTTTGGAATGGAGAACGAACCCGCAGATACACCCGACCAGTACAACAAAAAAGTAGCAACACTACTAGAAGAGCATGGCGCGCTCACCGCCAAGATAACAGGAGTTGGAATGTTCCAAGTGTACGTTGGATTGTTTAAGAAAGTACGCAAGTCACGAATGAGAAAGCTTGAAAATAACACGTACAAAATAGATACCGACGACATGGAAGCAATACGACTACATGACACGGACATACTAACGTATGAGTGTGACTTTGTGATTTTGAACACAGGCGGATGGAAGACAGTAACCACTAAAGACCGTATGAACGAGTATCTACCGCGAGGCGTGTGGATTGAACAAAAGCAATTTGAATGGTACGTACACGACGACCGTGACGGCACTGTAAAAGATTATGAGGACGGTATGAGAATAGCAAGCTAAACATGACCACTAAAAAATACAAAGCAGTTAATATAAAATGGGAGACTGACGGGCACGATGTTGACTTACCAAGTGAAATAGAACTACCAAGCTACATAATAGAAGAAAAATACGAAGTAGCAGAATACTTGAGCAAAACTAAAGGCTGGCTAGTTAACAGTTTTTCAATCACTAAGCAATAATATTATGAAAAAGACAGAAAAAGTAGAATACATCGACGAGGTTTTAAAACGGATAGGAGAAGCACCGAACCACGGGAACAATGGGAATAGTTGGTGGTACCCAACACCGTACACTATCGCGTACAACGTGAAGCTGTACGAGTGGTTAGATATTGACGAGCTACGCAAGAAAATGAGCAAGTTACAGAATGACTACTACAATGATGAGGTACTAAATGACATTGGATACTACAATTATCTAAACATGGAGCGTGAAGCACTGATTGAGGATATAAAAATGATTGACGATACACTAGAAGTCATTTTTTCTGGACGTTCTGGAGGGTGGTGCGAGGTTACATACAATTCTATTGACGAGGATATAACAATGGACAGTCATATGGATGATGTAGACGACGTGTACAACAGTGCCAAAGAGCTTAACAATTTAGAAAGTGAAGTAGCACAGCTTGTAGAAAAACGTATACACAACTTGAAAAAGTACATGAAAAGTGAAGAGTACTTGAACGATGTACTGGAGCAACTGCAAGACGATAATGAGATTAAAGACACATACACAACACAAGCAAATATATTATTAGATAAATGTAAATAATATTATGAATAAAGAAAAAGTATTTTCACTTGGAGACCCAAGGAACGAGACCGAAAAGCTAAAAGAGTACGTGGTGACGTACAAGGGAGCTGTGATAGTACACGCACCGAACATCAACAAAGCAATTGACATAGCGTGGACTCAAGAAGCAGTGAGAGCAGAAGACATTATAAATGTAAGAGAAAACTAATATGGAAACAATTCAAGTAATAGTACTAGACTACTCAAGCGGGACAACACATGTCTATAATCTTTCAATGTTTGAGGGGTGGCAGAGTGAGGATGTAGAAGAGCTGATACACGTTCGTCACAAAGAAAGTGATAGCTATTGGATGACATTTGACGGTGACGTACAAGAACACCAAGGGACAATATTACAAGTTAAAAAATAATCATGCCCGAAGAAAAAGACACGCACTACAAGTGCAAGAAGTGTGGGAGTACTGATTTTACAACTATCATAGGTGAAACGCTGTACCACAAAATAGAAGAGGACAAAGACAACGAAGAAATGTTTGGACGAGAAGTATCAAGCGATTTAGATATCAATAGTAAATGTTTCAAATGTGACACAGTAGTTTACAACGTAATGTTTAATTATGAACAAAGAAAGTGATAGCTACTGGATGACATTTGACGGTGACGTACAAGAACACCAAGGGACAATATTACAAGTTAAAAAATAAATATGACGGTATGAAAAAATGTATCTACTGTGACAATCTAACGAGCGACGACCCACACTTTGAAAGTCAATGTTGTGGACGTGGAATGTGTGACGACTGCTATGGCACACTTGTAGGGACTGACGAGCAAATACAGCTTGACTACTTTGACGAAATAGAAATTGTCAAAAAGAAATACCAAGACGCTACATACCTATGCTACGACTGTAGTCACATATGGGCGAGAAACAAACTAGCGATATTCTTTATCAGATTATTTAACCGCGTATGAACAAAACATATATAGAAAAACGACTGGACTACCTACGAGGTGAGATACAAGCAGAGCGTATCTCATACGGAGAAATAGCAGAGCTATGTAGTCTCAAAGACCACATAGCAAAAGACGATGTGGTACTACTTGAATGGGCAGAAGTATCTGAACATGAGGAAGAAATTAAAAGACACGTACCCAAAGCAGAAGATGTGAAAGACCACCTCAAAGTACCCGCGATGACTATTGCTATCAATTACAGCGATTGCAACGAGGGATACATGTACACCATTCACAACGGAGAGCCAGATACCCTTGAGGAAGACCCAAATGGCTTTGACGGAGGTTTATGTACTGGAACCATGGAAGATGCCCTTGGAATGGCTGTGGAGCAAGCAGAGGTACTT